TTTTCGTAATCGCTCAAGTAGTAATCCATGGTAGTTCCCCAGTATCCAGGGTCTCGAGGATTATTGTCGACTTTGTCGTCCAGATAGCCCCGTCCCTGCGCAAATATTTCATCAACTTCATCCGCAGTGAAAAATACACTCAACGTTTCGCGCTCGGAACCGTCAGAGTCTTTGTCCTTGGCATGTGTAAACAACCACAATCCAGACTCCTGTACAGCAGAAAGGTTATCCCATCTGTACTTGATCGGTCCGCTGACTAGTCCCAACGTGATCGCTTTTTGCATGTGATAGTCTCTCACCATCCAGTTCTGCATGCTAGGGTTGCTAGAACAGTCGCATGTAGTTCCACGGGATAGATACTTGGCGCATTTGTCGCAGAACTTGTGTATCATATTCGCATATTCAGTGTTTGGGTTTCGTGTGTTAGATTCCATATTCGTGCTTGCACGAAATTTTGAATATAAGATATCACTTTCAGATAGTGTTTTTACCAGGAAAATTTAACCTAAAATTACCTCTATGACCGAAGTCATAGAGGTAATTTGTTTTTGTTTTTCGGATCAATCACAAAAGCCCGTTCAAACAACTTGCCCTTTCAAGTGGATTCTTGGTTTTCTTGATGCGTCTTTCCAGGGTATTTTTCCATCTACGAAAAGTAGCATCATCTTGTGGCCAAGTCCTTATAATGTCGTACAAGTTCTCGGTATCGTTCTGGAACCTGGGGATCCAGAACGTCGGATTGAGATAGCATACTAGCTCCCACCAATCTGTTACCGCAACGGACACTTTACCACTGTGCTGCGAGGAGTACACCTCGAGACCGTTGTAGTAAAGTGTGAGCATTTCAGAAGAAAGTTTTACGCTTCTTTTCTTGCTCTTCTTTTTCTTGCTCTTCTTTTTCCTTTTAGCGGCGGCTGATTGTTCCTGTCGCGCATCCCGCTCCGTTCGATAGCGAGTCTGAAGTCGTTTAATAGCGAGCATGTGACGAGGATTCATGGCAGCTTTGTACAATTCGTCGTCCAGAAATATATCACTGTCATAGAACTTTTGATATTTCGGATCTTGCCAATCAATCAAACCTTCATGGTGCCAGAACATCAATACAGCGAGCTTTACGTATCTGATATCCACCGCGTCAGCGGCATATTCATTGTTTGGGTTTTCTGTGTTAAATTCCATATTCATGGTTTGTGTGGAATTTTAAATATAAGATATCACTTTCAGACGCGCTTCTAACAAGGAAAATTTATAAGCTTTGCTTGTAAATTTGTACTAACGTAATATATTCCACATGACCGAAGCCACGTGGAATATATATGTTCTTTTTTTTTTGGGTTAGTTATAGTCGAAACCCACGACTATTTGTTGGTTATGTTTGCTTACTCGTCGTCATCACTGCTGTCGCTCCCAAGCAAGTTGAACAGCGCTTGCTCTTCTTCGGGCTGCTTCGGCTTCTTCACAGGAGACTTCGGCTTCTTCACAGGAGACTTCGACTTCTTCTTTTTCTTCTTGGGAGCGCCGGGTACACGCGTCTTTTTCTTTTTCTTTGGCGTTTTTGGTGCCACATCAACTTCGTCATCACCAGTATCTACATCCATTGCCGCACCACCTTCTTCCGCGCCGCTACCACCACTGCTACTACTATACACCTCCATTTCTTCCGCGTACCTCTCCTTGTCTTTGTCTGCGAGATCTTGGTACGGCACTTTATCGTCTTCATCAAGTGCTCTCCATCGCTTGCCCAATTCTTTGGTCACTTCTGTGGCCTTGGCGTCACCCATATCCTCTTTGACGATAGCCCTCATGGCAGAGCAGAAAAAGATGTAAGCCGACTTCGCTCGCTTTGGTTTATTGGGATCTTTTTTGGCCTTGGCCTTGGCGCCCTTGGCCTTTTTCTTTGGCTTTGCGGGTTCCTCGATGGGAATGCGGCCGAACTTTTCCATGAAAACAGTCACTACTTTTTCCCGAAGTGCTTTGTCAAACTTGATCTCCATAGCGGCTTCTTCGTCTGGGTTGTACGTCAAAGAACCATTTTTCGGGAAAAGCTTCTTTGCAAATAGCTTGGCTTCGTCCTCTTCCAAGACCTCGTTTTCTTCCAGCAATTTTCTGGTTAGTTCACCGACCTTTTCCTCTAGATCAGACTTCCTCTGGGCGTTATCTTCGCTCTTCCACATCTGTCCAAGACATTTTCCCGCTACTACAAAAGGCGTTCCCTCTCCGCGCTCACCTTCTTTGACAGCCGTCGTCACAAATTCTCGAAGAATCGCACCAAAGATGGTCCACCCCGAAGGACCTCTCTTTTTCTTAGTCTTCTTGGCAGGGGCCCGGGCTCCCATTTTGTCCAATTTAGCCGCCTCTGCGTTTAAAATCTTGTTGGCTGCCGTGAACATATCCATGAGGATCTGGGCATCCAGAACCTCGCTTTCATCGTCGTCAAGGTGACGTTGTATATCTTTGATGAGAGCATTATCGCGCTTTAAAAGCATATCCATGAATTTGGTAAGTATTGTATCAGTATCCATATCCGTCTTAACCTGCTCCAAGCGTCAAAAATCAGTTTCAGCTAAATATTCAAGAATCTATCAGAGGCTTATAACGCAAAAATATCCTTTCCACCGAAGTGGAAAGGATATTTATGTTTTTTATATAGGGCTCCGGCCACAAGTGTTAATTCACTTCGCCCTATACATGGGATTTCTTTTAACCCCCTGCCTAATATTTGCCACCTTATACGGCCGGCTTCCAGTTATAACCCGCGCCTGATGATTGCAGTGTTTCTTCTTCAGTGCCAAACTTTTCATCCAACCATAACGCAAATTTTTTCCTCACAAGTTTCTTCAATGGTGATTCGTCGATGTCTTCTTGTTCGATATCTCGAAGATCATCGAATTCAGCCACTCCCAATTCTTCGAGCCAATCTAAAACACCCGGAGCTTGCTTCAGGAAATATTTTTTCACTTCTACCTCCACCTCAGAAAAAGCTTTGACCGCATCATTATCGACTACCGCGACTTTGGGAACAGGCGCTGCGTCTTTGACTCTCTTTACAATACCATCTTTAATTGTAAGTGTCGGGTTTGTCGCTGACATTGCAGCGACTTGCTTTTGCAACTCAGCCATCTGTTTGAGAAGTGCTTCGCTAACATTAACATCAGGCTTCTTCGGAGATGGTTCGAAAGCCGACTTCTTTCCACCAATCGCAAGAGGAGCAACGGTCTTGACTTTGACGGGCGGGGGTCTCAATGCGTTCAGTCTTTCGTTACCAGGAGGAGAATTTCTTGGCAACACCGCTCCTTGCCGAAGATCTGCTGTGGCTTCGTTGGCTCGTTTCATGGCCTTCAGCTCATTCACATGAACTCTTGCTCCTTGTGAAAGCTTGCCTTTGCTAACATCCGCTTTGGCATCGTGGACTTCGTTAAGCCAGGATCTTTGCCACAAATTTGTGACACGATTCCAACGCATCGCTTTCCACCACTTACAGATCATACGGAGATATGTTCGTGTTTGCTTTACGTCGTCAACCACTTGTGTTTGTGCGATCACTCTAACCTCTGCGTCGACTTCGATACTGCCTTTGCAATATTTCATGGGCTTATCATCAAACAGTTGGTATTTAGCTTGAAACCACCTTGCATTGTGGCCCTTGCCTTTTTTGAAAATCCCAAGCACGTGCTGAGCCAATTTGGCATCGATTTTGTCCTTGTCCTTATCGGAAAGCTGTGGGACTTCTGCTCGTGGCCTGATTGTCACGTTGGCGTTTCTTGCTGCTACCATATCTCCGTACGAAACACCCACCACTATCCTTGCAGGTTTCGCAATAGCGGAGGGGGCAGATGGCGGAGGACGCGCGTGTCTCATCCTTCTTTTTGGTTCTTCGAGCCCGTACCCAACTCGTTGCCTAAACTCTTCCGACGTTTCTTTTCTTAGGCCCGATTCGGTTTGCACGTGATGGATGAATTTGCAACACTTGTTTTGATAATTGACAACTTGAGCATTCACAATCCTGATGTGATTGCAAGATCTGATGATCGCACCATCCACCACCGTCTCGTGTCCACATGTGTTCCTCAACCGACCTTCTATCAATTCTGCTGCAGTGTGCGCAAAATCACAGTTCGCGCCCCTCGGGCAATAAGTGCCTGGTTTCCAATTGCCTTGTTTGTCGAGGCAATGTCTGCAAGCGGACGTTTTCCTGATCGCCTTACCCGCTTTTTCCCGAGTATCTGGGTTGGCGAATTCCTTGAAATGCGCGGCCGTTTTCTGTCTCGAAAGCTTCAGAAGAGCCTTCCTCTCGGCTTCGCGTTGGATTGCGGCCATGTCGAGAGAACCGTAAGGTGTTTTAGATCTCGAAGAAGATTCAGAACCAACGGCGAAGCCACACAGGGCTGTGATGTTTTGACCCTTTGAATTCTTTTTCCTTGCCGCAGCTGCTTTCTTTGCCGCCGTCTCTTCTGCTTGGATTTCAAGCAAAGACTTTGGCGCATCCAATGCATCAACCAGATCATCCTCGTCATCGTCATCGTCGTCATCCTCGTCATCGTCATCGTCATCGTCGTCATCGTCGTCATCGTCGACCGTCTTTATCTTCTTCTTCGACAGGCTCTTCCGATCCAACACCAAAAGCTGCGGCAAAATCCGGATTTACCTGTAGAAGCGCTTTTGCTTGTTTGACATAGTCAGGGTTGTCTTCTGGCTTGCGCACCACATGTTGCACACCTTGCGGTCCGACATTCTCTCCTCTGCGAGCGGCTTCGATCTGCCGCTTTTTCTTTTCCCTACGTTCTGCTCTTGCTGCCTCCAACCTTGCCACATCTTCTGCTCTTGGCTGTGGACCGCTAAGATTTCTTCCTTTCTTGGCACCGCGAAGATCTGCCACCTTGGTCTCTTTTGGCTTTGGCATATCTGCTGCGGTTCTGCCAAAGCGGGGATCATTTAGATTTTGGGGATTCTCCATTGCCCGTTTTTCATTCGCTTCCTTGATCTTAGCCTGTTCTGCCAATTTATCCAAAAACTTTTTTCTTTTCTCCTTCTTCTTCTTACTCTTTTTCTGCGTGGGGGTGCCAGATCTGCTACTATCTTTGCTTCCCCAGTTGCTACTACTTCCAAGAAGCACCACTCCCTCTTTCTTAAGGGCTTCGGCAGCTTGCGCCCGGCGTTTCCTTGCCGCCGCTTCTTCCAAAACCCTCATGCCCACACCAACGGGTTGTCTCCCATGTCTTGCATCACGTCGAGCCATTTGCTTTGCTGTTAGCGCTTTTGATGTGCCAAACTTGGTACGCCCACCGTTATCATATTCCATATCGTCGCCATCGCTGCTGGAGTATCCACCACCAGCCATATCAAAACTCTCATCACCATCGTGAGAGTCATATCCAGAGTTGTATTCATAGTATTCCCTATTCATATCCACACCTCCGGACTGATTTCCGTTTTGGAAATCAGTTTCAAATTGTTGCCTTGCCAGGCTGTCGCCATTTCCGATCATAAATGTGTTAGTGTTCATTCTGATTAAAATGTTTGTGTGTGTCTTTCCACTACCGTCAGCGAAACTTTCCTCGCAGTCTTTGCTATGTAAATATCTCCTGTTGTAAATGTATTGTGTATGGTTAGTTTGTGAAACTTAAAATCTGACGACCCACCATGAAGTACCGGCGACCTATCCCACCTACCCAGATACCAATGGCTTTACATCACACCCAACATTCATGATTTGTAATGCTCCTGTGCTTATCCTACACACACATGAAGAGTCTCAGAGGCGGCCATATTTACAGACACGGGGGAGAGTTTTTAATATAACATCTCCAGGAAAGTAAACGTAAACGGCTTGAGTACTCTTACGTGATTAGTAGAACGACGCTGTTCTCTAACACAAGCTACAAAATTCATCACGATTGCTGCGCGCTTTGCAAAACAGTTTAAAATATCTCGAACGATGCCATTGATTGGCGATCAACTACATCTTTAACAACAGTGCATGACTAATGACGAAGAAGGGACTGCTACAGTCTACTTGCCATGTTCTATACATCTTTGCTAACTAACGAGCGCTGCAATTTTAAACCAACAAGGGGAAACACGTATAAACCAATATACGCGAAAGAAAACTTGTTACCCGCCAAGGTTGTTGTCAGGCCCGATTTATATCCCACTTGTAACAATACACACAAATACACCATTGCAACAATTACAATAGCGTGCTTCTTAACCTAATTACCTTGTTCGAAGCGACACCACAAGGCAATACCGATAAAATTAATGGCTTGATAATCACTTTCAGACATGTATATGTCAAAAATGATATCAAGCCATGTCCCTGTGCATCGGCACACACAAGGACATCTCTGTCAAATTACAAGGCAAAATTTCAGTTTAAGCGAGAAATAAGGGGATAAATGACTAAAAAATAGTCGTTTTGCGTAAATTTGCAATAAATGACTGAAAAATAGTCGTTTTGTGTAAATATATAAAATGACTAAAAAATAGTCGTTTTATGTAACTTTCTTTTTATTCACTGGGATAACAATGATTTCGATTATATTTTTTGTTACCGACTATGTGAATTCCTGAAAAAGCGTGATTGTCAATTGCAAAAGTTACTTTGCTTCCTGGTGTCAAAATTTTTGAATCCCATTTAGAAAAGGATGCGTAAAATTGTCGTTTTGTATTATCTTCTGATATAGCAGCCGCTCTCTCCCCCACTGTAATAACAGTGCCACGCGATATTCGTACTGGAGATGGAGGAGAGGATGGTTCTGTTTCCACAGGTTGTTGGAGTAATTTTTTATTAAAACACATCCTTTGTTTTACGTTAAAACTAAAGTTTTAACGTAAAAATACCTATGAGACCAAAGTCTCATAGGTATTTACGATATTCATAGTTTATATATCCCATATATTGTTTGTTATGTTTTCCCATACGGCGGCCATCAGATTAGTCAAAATACTAGACACTGGTTGTTTTTGAACCAAGTGATGTTTCCAAGTTTTTTGAATCAAAGAAGCAGCTAAGCTTTTTATTTCAAAACTTAAGTTATATTCGATTTCCGCATCAATTAAAGGCAATCCCGTGCAAACACGAGAGTTTAATACTAATTCTCGAAACTTTGAAAGTTCTGAGAAGGATAGTTTCTCTCCTCCCAAAAATTTTGTGGTTAAAGTATTAATAGGTATTAACAACCACTCTCCTGTTTCTTCACAGTAATATTCAATAAATTTCCCTTCTTCTGAGTAACTCATATCGGTTCTTACATGTGTATTTATACAAAATCAGTTTGAAAAAGCTGAATAAGGGGTTCTCCACAGCTCATTAATGTGAAAATTTGTTAGATGGGGTAACATACGAGATGCACGTCGCTGCTTTTCTAGTCTAGAATTAGCAAACGGCAATGTACTGACAGAGACAGCGTGATTTTGGAAGGCATGTTTGCTATCCAAAAATTGTGCTCCCCAATCACTTGAAAAAGGTATAAAACTAAGAATCATCGATATCACATCAGAGTTTAAACTTTTTGAACACATTAATCTTATTTTTCTCTTTTGAATCTCTTCGTAAACTCTTTTCCTGACTATAGGACTAAATTTACTTCGAGGAAATTCGTTAGAAGACACGTCGCAAAATAAAACTCTATTTGGCAAAGGCGGCCATGTAATATTAAAATTATCTTTATCCATCGAAGACGTTCCAGATGGTTTTACTAAACGCCATATACCTTCTGTGCGTTTCGCGGCAGCTCTTTTAGCTTTTTGTTTGTTTTTTGGGGACAAATTTTCATTGGGTATGTCCGTCCCGTAGGCTGCGTAAACGCGTGACATCTTTTTAGAATATTGCGCTTGTCGTATAAAATTTGTATATAATATATGCTTTAACTCCCAGCAAATTCCCAAAGCAACGATATCGGTTCTGTAGTACATAATTTCCATGATTTTCAAAACACATAATATCGGGCGTTTCTTCATTTTATAACAAAATTGGGGATCTGCGTATCTTGCGATGAGCGAGTAATTTGCTTGTGTGCGAATCTTTGCAACTTTTCCCAAAAAAGATTTTTCATCAAAGACGGCTGTTTCATACTCCCAAATTGTGATGTGTAATATGTGTAAACATATGAAAGGATTCTCACAACACTTTTCAACATAGTTTCGTAAAAATGTTGAGTCGAAAAGCAAGTCAAAGGGCATCAACAAATATTTTTCGATATAGTCTTTTACACCGCTTACAGTTATTTTCTTATGTTTGGGTTCACACAAGAACAGGTTTTTAATCCCGAAATCAAGTAAGAAGCGAAACCAACGAGACGAACCATTGTTATGCGGCAAGGATATGATGTCTGAATGGGTGAATAACAATCTGCGAGCATTTTGTAAGATGCAAAGATTATCTTTAGCTCCTCGGGAAGTCTTATTAAAATAATTAACCCAATTGGTGTCTCCTCTTTGCATAGCGCGAGGTCTGGGTGTCAATAAATCTACTAGATTTTTATATTCATATTGATGCGTTTCTCTCGTATTCATTATTTACAACTTTGATAATTAAACGCAAAAAATCACATTCACCGAAGTGAATGTGATTTTGCATATTCGTTAGAGGTTAAACGGTTAAATAACACGTAATTTCTGCTTTTTGTATAAGTTCTTTACAGAAATCTACAAAAAGACTTTCGACGGAGGAATATACCTCCTTGTGAATTTGTATATCATTATTTTCATCAATTTCCATTAAGTTTTCCCAACCATTGCCAAAGTCTATTTTTGATATATACAAAAGTTCTTGGTAAATTTGTGGTACATAACCTGATAATAATTGAGAATTTTTATAATTATAAGACATTTTTGTTAATCCTAATCGCTTCACATTTTTTAAAAATGGAAATTTGTTGGCGGAAATTTGCGAAGCTTGTTTTCCGAGTTTTACGAAAACACTATTCCAAGTTGTTCCGCTTTCAACATTCACAAAAAATATATTGTTTGGATCCCACGGTAAAAAAGCCGCGCTAATAAATAGTACAGTTCCTGAATTTTGCAGTACTGTAGGATCCCGTGTGACTCTTTGAGAAAGAGTTTCATACATTCCCGTATCTTTATCGTAACCACAACAGTCAAAAGCAGTGACATCTTCACGTGGTCTTTTACGGTTCATATTCGTAGTAGAGGCGTCTTTTGTGCATATCATTTCTACCATATTCAAGTTTTATTGAGTTTTTTCATTTTTAGTTGCTTGATGTTCTTCGAAGAGGCAAAAGTTCTTTTATAACAGCTTGTTCAAATTGTTTTGTACTAATGTATTTTTCCACGCCTACCTGTATACCAGTTTTGTCAAAAGCTTCCGGTATGTAGGCAGAATTTACGTAGTGGCTAGCAAAATAAGTATCTCCATCTGTGACAGTTTTCATTATGTCACCCGCCATTATTTTCGAGTAGTTTGAAGGTCCAACGCAACAATTTGTTGAAAACAATACGTCCAAATCTCCGAAAATCGGAGCAAATTCTTGTTTAATATTTACACAAATTTTTTCCCAAGTAAAGTGGTCTTGTTTAGCAAAAACTACCAAACGTTTCTTGTGTATCCACGGTGTTCCAGAAGAACAAAACTCAACACTTTTAAGACGATCGCCTGAAATACTTCGCTGCCAGTTGTATTTTTGCCGACGCGATTCCAACAACGGAGAGAAATCCAAATATAAACATCTAACGTCATTAATTGGAGTTCTTAATAATCTGTCGGCGCCGATTAGAATTTCTTCGCTTATTATGGCGCTTGCTTGAGACTTTACAATGGTTGTGATGAAATCATGAACAAGTTTGATTTTTATAGCAGACTTTTTATTTGTGCACAATGCAATTCCCATTTCACATAATTGGTTTAACAAACCCAAAAACTGATGAGTGCACCAGTAGTTTTTTCCATTAGGGGGTGTTCCAAATATTCTTTCTTTATTACTAATTTCTGAGGTCATATCTACCATCGGAAAAAATTACTAAACAAAATCAATTTATTTAGACTGGGTCACACTATAGTGCTAACGTAAATTATTTCTTATACCCGAAGGCATAAGAAATAATTATATTAAATGTTTATTTCAGAGCAAACACCTTTTTTACTGTTGTGGAAAGATGTTTTCTCTGTGTGTTGCTCGTAGTTTGTTCATCTGTCAACCCACATTTACAAGCCCAACTCTCAAAACAACAAGTATCACATGCACTCATTATGGCTGGGTTATCCGCGCAAATAATTCGAGGATTCGTAGTATGATATGTTAGTGAAAGCTCTGCGAGTATTTGTTGTAAAAAATTATGATATTCAAAACAATGATCACATACCTTAACGGATTTGTTTTTGCAAGAAATGTAGTTTCCCCTGGTGTAAAAATTACCACACCTACACTGTGGTCTTAAAAATATTTGAGAAGCCGTTTTTAAAGCCTCAAATACGTTTGGCTCCTCTGGCTTTTTTGCAGACAAAAAACATTCAGCTGAATCTTCAAGGAGCCGATTCCAATGGGTCCCGTTTTCCCGCAACATGGTCGGCAAATCATAACCGTTGTGGTTCGGGCCCTTCTTCTCAGGCATTTTCTTTTCAGTGTTACCACTTTGACCTACCTTTCCCAGCATATCAATATTAGCCTGTAAATTACCAAGCATTAAACAAGATGCCTCATAAAATTCGTCATAGCCGGTATGGGAATATTTGGTACTCGCTGCTGTTAGGTACGATGTTACCTGTTTTTGTGCAGCTTGTAATATTCTAGAAACGTTTGCAGCGTCTGTACTATCCATCTCAAGTATTGTGAAAAAATCCAACTAAAATTCATTTTTAGTTGGCTAACGTAAGAAAAACTACATGACCGAAGCCATGTAGTTTTTCTATATTCAAGTTTTTTATTCGACAACTGGTACGACATGTGCTATTCCCAAAAACTCAGCAAAAGCGCGCACCGCAGCTTGTCTTGTTTGGAAATTACTAGTGTCGATATCAAGTGCTTCCATCGAGTGCAAGGTATGTGTATGAATTGTGTTTTTTGAAAAATCTGGGCTTGTGTCCCTCAATTCTTGGAATATTCTTAGATATTCTTCGAGGGGGCTCGAGAACTCGCTATCTACCTCATCTTCATCGCTATCTAATTCATCATCATCTTCATCTTCATCGCTATCTAATTCATCCTCATCACTGTATTCCTCTTCATCTTCTTTGTAAAACAGCAAATTGTGCCCCCATTTTGTCCCACCAGCTTGCATATAAACTGCTCCCCCTGTAAGCAAAAACTGCAACAATCTATAAGTTGTTTTTTGACGAGATTCACTGTCTACGCGATGGTAAGACGCTTGAATCCATAATTGTCCGTGCGAAATCATTGCTGTTTGTCCTAACACAGAAAAAATCAACTGCTCCTTAGAATACATGCTAAAGTTTAAGTTATCATGTAATTTTTCTTGAGTCGGCGAAAGTTTTTCCTCGTCTGTCTCATTTCCTTCCATCAGGGTTTGGAGAGCCAGCAATAACTCTTCTCTGGTAGCCGTGACAGTGTCGTCGTAATTGTGATAAGTGTTATATAAGGATTCATCAGAATCATATTCAGTATCCATGGTTGTAAAAGAAGTCATTATACAACTTGTAAATATATCTCTCAAATTAATCAATTTTAGAAACCAAGAGCGTATCTCTTATTAATAAGAAAAGGCATCAATCCAGTGATAAGTTTTCAACTCCTCCAACCATTCTATCAGAGTTGAGATTATATAAGACGTATCATCAAAATCTTGATTTGTTTGCTTGAAATACAGACGAAGCCCATCTCTTTTCTTATCAGTTCTGTATCTTAATGGAATAGCTCTGGTAATTCTAGCCCTCATTCCACGATTCAACTCTTTTATATCTTCATAGCCGGCTATTTGCAGAAATTCTCTAAAAGTAAAATTCGAGGGTAAAATATTGAGCAATTGTTTTACTTTGTGCATATGGTTTTTAACATACTTTTCCAGTTGTTCTTTGTAATATTTAACATCAAGTCTGCCTTGGGCAATGGTAGAACAGGGTGTCATATTCTCGTGTTGTTGTGTTTTATGCGACATATCTTGATTTGTGTTTTTTTGCCAAAACATTATCAATTTTAACACACTAGAACTTAAACCCTGATTTAACATCAAAGCCTGAGTCATTACTCAAGTTTAAGGTAAGGTCTTCTTTTCTATGATCGAGCAATATGGCTGAATGTATACTCTTCACACCCGAGAAATCAACCATATGCATAAAATCCTGGACCTTCCAAGAGTTAGGGTTTTCTTGACGAAGTTTTGATGAAACACAGTCAGCTTGGTAAAAAGGGGTTCTACGCGAGGTCGGCTCTAACGCCTTTTCAAAATCAAAATGAACCCAATGTTTTTCCTTTTCGTTGTAACCCCGACATGGCCAGCGTCTATCATCTTCAGAAATCACAATCAACCATAAACTTTGGCGTAGTGTTTCAGGAGAGTCATACTGATCCCACCAGACAACTCTGTACACCCCAGTACACGGACACATTGTGGAAACTAAATCAGATTTTGATACACCAAAAATAGCAGAAGCAGAGCTTTCTTTTCCGCTGCGCCAGCTTGCCAGTGACGTAAAGTAATTTTCACGAGATAAGAATTCTGCAAAAATCTCGATATTTTGAGTATAATTTTGATAAGGAGCTGTCTCTCCGTCAATTTTCCCGTCTTTGCAGCGTCCTCCGTGAAAATTCTGTACCCAGGACGCCGCGAGATCCGGAGGGAATGTATGACGGTCCCCTACAAACAAATCATACAAACAACGGTCCTCTGAAGAATCTTCGACAGTTTCCTTTGGTTCGTAGCGAAAAATCACACATACCCCGCTAATCTCTGCGTCGTCTACGGGTGACGCAGAAAGACTTCCTTGACAAATTTGCTTAAATACACTGGATGATTTGGAGTCCATATGCATTTGCAAATCGTCGAGATTGTAAGTGCATCGCGAAAATGTTTCACACCTTTCTTTTTCTTTTTTTCCAAGATCTACATCAATCTCAGGAAAATGTTTGTAAAAAGCATGAGGACAATCATACCTTTTAACATGTGAGATGACATTAGAAAATCCCCCCTCAAATGGTTTCTGTGATTTTTGAGGCAACTGTTTGGCTCGATCCCTAGTCGAAAGATCTTCCGCGGCAGGTGTCGGAGTGTTAGGCACCCTCGTTGGATCAAACATTAAAACAGCAGTGCAAGTTGTAGCTCCTGTTTTTTTGTTTGTTCGGGGGCTGGTGAACCCCAACAAACTATCTGTAAACCAACTCGGCAAATTTTCGTCCGATTTTGGCTTTAATTCACTCTTCTTTGATTCCCCGCCTATAGTCTCAACTGCGCGATTAAATGAATCCACAGTGATATCACCAATCCGACGCCCGGGGACTTCAAGTAAATCCGAGTGAAACCACGAGGCTTCTTCGCAAAGCCCCGCAATCGCTGCTTGAAAAAATGTTTGGGAGGCTTTTCGCGTTTCAAAGATGAATTCTTGTTTTCTGTGCGGTTCGAGATCTCTTGTGTATTTTGCCAACATTTCGTGAAACAAAGGCAAGTTTGTCATGCGTATATACTCTTCTCCAGCACCCTGAGGGTACATAATCTTAGGATACCACCCCTTGCTTGTCATGTGTTTTAACTGAGCAAGTAAAACCTGCTTAGTTGTCCAGCATTTTCCTTGGAAAAATAAAACTTTTTGTGACATCACGGTATACCAAACCGGTCCTCCTAGAGAGTTATATATATGCTTGCCTTGTTTGATCATATCTAGCAGCATCTCATCACCTGAAAGTACAGGTGATATATCCGTTTTTTGTTGATTTTGTGTTTTTTTTGACATATCCAATTTACCGGAAATACAAGTTTAATAAATTCATTTTGAAGTAACGTAATTATATCCCATTACGTTACTTTCACAACGACTAAAATAGCGTTTATCATAGAGACTATCTAGACGAACTCGTTGCTACAATTTTGAAAAACGCTAACGTAGAATTAGTACAGATCAATGGAAATTGATTTTCATTTTGTTGAATGAATGAATAAATAAAATGACCGATAACGAAAGTAATCCCACGGAAATGAATAATAATTGCGGGCAAATTAATACCCCTGACGGCAATATCGTCTCTTACGATCTTAAGCACCTTTCGGACTCTGGTGACGTAGTTTCGAGGATTGATAAGTTTGTTCGAGAAGCTAGTAGTTTTCTAGTGCAACTTGAACTCCCCGATGAACTTCAGCTACTTAAAAAAATCCTACAGATCACAGTCCAGTATGCTTATAAATTTCGTCAAAAATCCCCAAAACCTAACCTAGGAGAGTGTATGAATATTATGATTAAAGATAAAGTATCAATTCAATGGTGCTAGAATTTCTGCAGAGGAGTCTGAAAGTTGTTAATGCTGATCCCGAACACATCGACGCACTGGATTCTAAAATTACAGAAAATTTTATACACTTCAAGAATGAGATCGGTAAAACTAGCTCCGAGGGCTAATTTCGGTGGAGGTTTACGATTTGTTATTTCAGAATAACAAATGACAATGAAGAAAAACGAGGAAATGTAATCACTTAGTACCCGTTGGTGCTCTGAACACTTTCTTCAAATTATATTACATACAAACCCAACAACTTATTAGAGAAGGTGGAGATTTCTTATTTCACACAGTTCCTCCCAAAACTGGTCAAAGTTCTCTTTTCTCACGTACATGCTTGCACCGATGACATACTCGGTGTCCTTCAATTCTACTCTGCATGGTGTTTTTAGAACTTGTTGCAGTGATGTCATCATCTGGTAATATAACTTGGGATTTTCTTTACCCATCTGCTTGTATTGTGCCCGCTTTTCACGGACCTGTGGGTCCACCAGCGCCTCCTGGAGATGCTTGTGGAACTCAAGTTTTGCTTGAAAGCGTTGATCAGATTGGGCATCTGCCTTTTCGTCTATATCTTTATCAACTCCCACGCATATATGTTTATAAAACCCATCACGTGGATCCGGATTCTTTTTAGAACCATAGGACGTATATGCGTCGGTCCATTTGTACGTCAGTAAAAATCTAACTATATCCTTATTTACCTTATTTTTCTTATTTTCCATTTTATACATTTCATAAAATGTTAGGCAAAAATATTCATTTTTATTTGATATCATTTATAACTAATAGCTGTAAATGACTAATTATATAGCTAAGCTCGTTTCAAATTTATTAATGAGATGTCTCATTAATAAATATATCTTTACCAATTTGAGGGTTTCTTCCCGGGGGGTTTATTCTTTGTCTCTTGTTTTTTCCTTTGTGCTTCGGCATCTTTGGCGCGCTCAACGGCTATTTCAATCGCTCGTCGCTTCGTCCATTCATTACTACCGACAGGGGTTCCTTCCCTCCTCATTTTATCGATATATCTTGAATTGACAGAGCTAGTTGTAACAACCTTATTCTTTCGTTGATTTGTTTTAAATTTCTTAGGCATTTTTAATTATGTAAAATGGTTTAGAAAATCAATTTACTCATCTATCAAACATCTACTATTTTTACAACAACAAAACCACATTAGAATATATTCAAAAATTCCAATAAATAACGCGAGATCGTCAACACACCCATCAGATACATGAAAGCCCAAAATCCAAGGATAGTCAAAAATACTTTCCACGCATCATGGATCAACCCCCTCATGTTTTGTTTGATCATTTATCTTTGTTTTGATGAAAGGAGTCCAATGTAATGGAGCCAATACTTTCCATGAAAATTCTTTTAGTACTTCTAACTGTAATTTTCTGGTATAGTTGGGCAAATTCTGTGGATTTTCATTCAAAGACTTTATCAATTCCACAGCTTCTTCTACTGTTTCAAAAGTTTTAAGTTCCTTGAGTCTAGATTTACAACCAACATTTGTTGAAATAACTGGTACACCTGAAGCAGCGGCCTCTGGTATGCCCAAACCACATCCTTCTGAAGTGGAACAATATATTAGCAAATCAATACCATCATAAATTTTATGACCGGAATCAAACGGCCTGTCAGATATCCAAACCGGTGTGCAACTAGTACTTTTACAGATCTGTAGAAACATCTCAGGTCTTTTAATGCTTTTCCAAGCATCCGGGCATTTCAAAGATCCGATCATACCAATTTTGGTAATTTTCCTTATATCTCTAGCTTTATAAAACTTGTCAATATTAATTCCCAGTGGCAAGTAGCTCAGAGTTTGGGTTTTTGAATGCGCAGATACCACTTCTTTGCTAATACCACCGTACGCGGGGCCATTAGTGGTGATACTTTCTGTAAAATGTTTGTCCTGTGTCAAAGGTGTATGAACAATTATTAACAGTTTATCCAACAACTCTTGGGTAACAACAAAACCTGCCATTCGTCCTTTTTCATTCCCCACAACTCCCTTAGCATTTTTCCATTCATCAAATCTATTGGAAGTAATAGCTGTGTTTGTTATAATAGCATCGTAATTTTCCCAGTTATTTTGCACCCATAACCAGTAATTTTGATCTTCATCCTCGTAAAAATAATGATCGAAATCAAATTCATCGCAATGTTCTGCGATATCTTGATGAATTTTGCCAATGGCCCAGCCTTTTTGTCCCCAAGTAGCAATCTTGGGTTTTGTAGATACCGTTAAATCTTTGAAACAAAGAAGTCGATCAGGGACAGTCATTCTTCGGCGATTTACTTGAGGTTCATACCAACCTTGTCCAGTATACACATTTAATATATTTTGGAAATATTCTTCGTACATTGGACCTATTTTTTCCAACGTAAAATTCTCAGCCCATTTTCTACAATTAATAGGATCAATATTTTCGATGTTTCTAGCCGCCCAGCAAAACTCGTCAAAGGTTCTGCAACGATATCCAGTTAAACCATGAATATTGTTTTCGCTAAAGGCACCCCAATCAGTTGTGATAGTAGGTGTACCTGATAAAAGCATTTCAATTTGTACACCACCGAAAGGCTCATTGTACATAGAAGCTACAAACGCGCCTTTTGCACCAGCCATTAATTTTTTCCGCTGTTCGACATTTACATGCCCAACCTCGGTTACGTGATCAGGTGTTGGATGAATACCACAGGCTTTCAAAGAATTTTGTCCTGCTACAATCAATTTAGCACCAATCTTTTCTGTTACTTGTACAGCTACCTGGATACCCTTACCGTCATAAATCCGGCCGACAAACAAAAAATAATCATCTTTTTCTTCGCGAGTTTTAAACTCAAAATCTTTTGTATCAAAATAATTTGGTATTACAACATCGTACCAATCTTGTTTGCAGTTTCCAACTGCCGCTAAACCATAATACGCGTGATATATAGCGTAAGATTCAAAAATTTTCCAACGAGCCCAATGCCCGCCGGCGTAACCGATTCCTGGTTCTACAACAATCATATCGTTATGGGCATCGCAAACTGGACGAACTCCAGCACCCCAAAAAGGTAATAAAAAATCATGCTGTCTTTTTCTTTTTGATATCTCAGCAATAGCATTTTTATAAAACGTTTGATAAGCGTGATCTTCGACATCAAACTTAAAAAAGTTTTTTCGCCAATCGTAATTACCGTATGCTTTTTCTAAATCTGCATTAGTTAAAACTGTAACTAATTCATCTGCTTCTGGATCCGATTCGGCATGACCATAATGAATAATATAGTGCCCCAGCGCTTTCATCATTTTACAAAATTTAAAAGCTTTTTGAGTGTACGCACAAGCTACGTAATCATGGTTAGTAACAGTGTGTGGAAGACCTAATACGTGAAATCTCATTTTTGATTATGTATTTAATTCTCTAAGTAAATACAAATTTTATTTTGCCCTTTTAATATCCACGACGTTTTGGTAAAAGAACTGAGTGGATATTTGGTATGACTCCGGCGTTGGGTATAAAAATCTTTAAGTTTTTCATCATTTTGCTAAGTTCTTCGTCGTTCGCGATACCCAAAAAAAGGTGACGAGAAGTGATGCGAGTCTTTTTGTTGTCGCGGGCGGCATTACCACCTAATTCCATCATCTCAGCTACCAAGTATTCTAAGCCCCCAGTCATGTAAACAGCCGATGTATCTTGAATACGTAAGCAGCCGCCTTTTTTACAACTAGAATCAAGTGACCCTTTATTTGAAGCGGCCCTGATAAACTTTTCGACTCTAGAAACTGGAAACAGCAGGCCAGCCTTGTAGCTTCGCTTTCCTTTAACAGGCCCGCTCGTATATTTGTATACTGCTTTTGTACCCTCACTGACACTGTGTTTTGCTAATTCCCCGGGTAGTACAAGTCTAACTGCTGACTGTATGTCCCTTGAGCCAATAGTTTTGCGACCCGCTTTAATGGTCAAAAAAGCAGCTTTTTCGGCGATTTTTTCGCCTATAGCATTGATTATTACATTCATTTGGGTGTTAGCACCGCTTGTTATTCCCGTATCTGGATGAACTTGTTTCAAGACCTTGTAGGTGTATATGGTAAAATTTAATTCTGGTTCTGCTGTATTCATCTTTAAATGTTGTTATTTCTTGTTAAAAACATTTTAATTTTGTATTTTGTTTTACAATGTCAATTTTAAACAGATTTTTGATTATTTAGTCCTCTAAAGCCAAATTTCTTTGAGTTTTAAGTATTTCTTAGCTCCAGCTGCGTGTCGTAGTGTGTAACCAGATTTATTCCGCATCCAATCCGTACCAACTGCCTTTTCGCTCATAATATACAAATCACCGTCATTTAAAAACACTTCAATGGGCTCACCTTGTATTTTTCCTTTATGGAACCATCTCCATACTATGGGATATTGTCCTCCACCACCAATTGTTAAACAAATAACAACCACCCGTTCTGTATCCCCGTGGAAACCAATTCCTGTTTTTTTGCGATCAAAATATCTGTTGCCTTCCACTACATTAATAACTATGCGACTCTCGCTCCCCGAAGCTTCAAGAATTTCGTTAAATTTGGTAGTAATATCATTAACAACAGAGTTTAAGGCTTCTTTTTTGCGCAAATCTACAATTCTCCCCATCCCTCTTTCGTAATTTGGTTCTTGATTTACATCTAAAGCAATTTTAGCTTCTTCTAATCTTTTCTTTTTGTCTTTTTTCCTCCAATCTCTACCATATTTTTTCTTACACCATTTTCGCAAATCTAATGCAGTTGGTCCCGGTCTCAAACAAAGATTACTACGAGCATGTTTGTTTTTAACTACTCCCGGTTGTACAGAACCATTCTTAAGAGGATTTCCTTTGGAATCTCTTAACACGTTGCCTTCTGAGTCTAATTTCCAGTTAATTTTTACAATTTGAGATTTACCGGTAATTGGATGCGTAGACCTGATAATTTTTCCAGAATCATCTTTAAGAGTTTTATACTGTTTAGGGTCTAAATATTTATTGTCCCATTCATCCACTATACTTTCTCTATAAATTTCGTCGCTGGTCGCGGTATCAATAAAATTTCTGATAACACATGCTGCTGCGTCTTCAACTTCTTTACCAGAATCTGTAAATTTTGTATATTCGAGGGTTTCTGGTATACCAGAAATTTCCTTGAAATCTAAATATTCAACCGTAAAACCTATGCCTTCGCAATATTCGGCAATATCTTTAACATCTTTTGCTGTTAACCCTGTACCCAAAACAGGTTCTACACCAATAAATTGATTGTCCCTGTGATTTTCTCCGCCTGGGGCCATTGTATACGATATTCTTTCGAGTTTTTTCTGATTTGTGCTGTCCATTTTCTCAATATTTTTAAGTGATCTGTAATCAGTTTCATATTGCTGAAATAGCTAGTAATATTTATTGCTTTTGCAATAAATATCCTTAATATCCTTTCAGAAATTTACCAAGAATCTCCGGAAAAATCGTCGTCTTCGTCTTCTCGACATGCACCAAGGCATATAGATATACAAAGTATCTGACAAAAACCTTTAGGGTCGAATAAGAAACATATCAAAGCCAAGAACAGTGTTATCAGACACAAGAATAAATCGATGTCTATTTTCGTTACTTCGATGTTTATGTTTGAATAAGGGGGTGATGGAGGTAAAATTTTAATTTTATAAACTTCATGGTACTTGTTTGTGGATGGCAAGTGACATTTATAATTATAACATTTGCCATTTTTAGGAATATCGTAACGTTTTATGATACAAGTAGGGGCAAAATCAGTAAGAGATTCAATGGTCGCGCATCCATTGTGATTACCAACATTTGAACAGTTTATTCCACCTAAATTCCTATTTGGGTCTAAGGTAATTACAACTGATCCAGAGCATATTTCTCGTACAGTTGTGTTAAAATCGTCTTTGATCATACATTTGTCATTAAAGCATTGAGATTTAAGCTGTGCCATATTTTTACCTTCGGTAAAACTATTCACCAAAGATATATTCATGAAAAACAATAATATAGTTAAAATCATATTCGTCTCAAGGCGTATTTCTAACTGTCAAAAATCACTTTTCTACACATCCTTTACGAATAACCCATTTACACCCTTCTTGCTCTTCGCATTTAGGGGGTATTGTTTTTCTATAGTCAGCACATTTATCCTTTGGTTTAGCGTTTCTTTTCTTTTTAGATTTTGCTCGTAGTTTTCTAGAATTAACCTTCTTTGGTTTTGGTTTTGGTTTTGGTTTTGGTTTTGGGTTGTCAATTGTTTTGTATATATCATCATAGTCAACTTCAAGCAAATCAAATAGTTCTTGGTTTAGTTGAGGGTAAACACCTTGATTAAGTATATTCCTCGGAACTGTGCTGTCTACTTGCATTCCGCAAGGTCTAGAGTCTTGTGAAATAGAGCCAGGAGTTGATATGGGCTTGAAAGCTATTAAATTACACAACTGAACAAGATCCATAAGTTTATTGGCTATATTAATCTGTCCGATAACAGTGGTAGTTTTTGTTTGAAAATTACCCTGAGGAACTTTGGCTGGACCGGTTGCCTTTGCTTCAAAAAAGGCTAAATCTAATTTCTTTTGATTCATTAAATCCTCTAAACCAGACTTAAAATTGTATCCACTCGGGTTGTAAAAATTTACTTGAAAATCAGTAGGCGTGGCGTTATTGAAACCTGATATATAGTTGACAGAAGATGCCAAATTAGTATCGTTACGTGGAAAAAGAGTTGCGTCAAGTAAAGCTCCGGGGAATATTTCATTTAAATCGGCAAGCTCTTTATCGCCCAGGGTCACGAGAGTCGCTACTGTGGTTGTCAGTTCTTCGGGTTCATGGTTGGAAGAAGTATCAGCATAAAATCGCAAGTTACTTTCCAAGTCATTTTTTTCAAAACCAAGCTGGACGCCAATATTAGATGATCCTATATAGTGTTTTTTGTCCGGCGGCATGGGCTTTTGGAGATCTATATGTTCCTTCCGAGAGTCCAGAGCTTGCACGGGCATACAGTTATGTGAATTACTTTCTCGTAAACAATAGTATGATTCCTGATCATTGTAACTAGCTATAACTCCTCCCAAAGCAAATTTAATAGCTCCCAAAATGTACAGAGAGTTTTTAAAAGCAAGATCACGCCCTTGTAAATCCATCTGCCTCAGGACCATTAATAAATCTTCAAAATCCGACTCGTCACCTGTAAAGAAACGATTTGCGTCGTTAAATTTCCCTTTAAATTTAAGTTGTAAGTTACGAATCCATGAATTTAAACCAAAAGTCGCGTTAAATCTGTCTTTGTCGAAAGATTCCCCGAGTTTGGACTCGAAGGAAAAAACATCAAACTGACTGGGTAATTCGCTAAGGAAATCTGAGAAAACATCTTTTGCCAAGCGATGACCCGGTGTTTCCTCATGCAGGTCCGGTACCCCGCGCAGACACCCCAAAATTCCCTTAAAAATTTCATCTGTCCAGTCAACGTTAAACATTTTATAATATTGATCACCGTTGTCTTTTTCAGAGCCAAAGTTAGTGTTCAAAAATTTTAATATGTTTTTACCGATTTCATTGAAAGCAAATCTGGATTCTTTTGAATTTAAATCCAACATGTAAAAAGTCGTTGATGACTTATTGTCTGCAAAACCCTTTTCATTCCATTCGCGTGGATCAGCTTTGTATAACCATAATCCATTAACCGCACAAAAGTTAGATATAACTTTTCCAAGAGCGGAAAGAGTGTAATGATCATTTATTTCTTCGCGGTTCCAAATGTTTGGACTTGAATCAAAATTATGCATTTGTTGAAGAAGCAAAATAGCACTGCTATCTTCAGTGTGCATATCAAAACCTCGACGCAAAGGAATATCCTGACCATTTTTTGGAATTCTTACATCTCGTAAGTCAGAAGGAAACCAACCTCTTTTCTGTAGATTTTCCGGAGAAGTATCAGGTTCGCCGACAGTTGCAGCTTTAACATTTCCAATCATAATATTTTGAACATTTACCGGCAATGCCGATAAATTACTAACCAAATCGTCGGATAGCAAACAAGATCTTCTGACCCAAAATGAAGTAGGAGAATTCATTAATGCTGCGAGTACCTTTTTAGCATTTTGGCGAGATTTTACCCCGGGGGAATCATAAGATCCTGAAAAATTACTAACAAGATTTTGCAAAATACCACAATTTCCATCACTAAAAGTGGCCGAAGAAAATCTAACACTTATCTTTTTTCTGGCATCTTCAACATCTTCGGTGGAAAGATTGGATAATCCTTCCATGGTCACACATCCAAATTTATAATAAAAATCACTGTCATCTTCCTTGTCATCTTCAGGCAATTTAGGTAAAAGATATCCATCTTTTGGTTTTTCAGCTAAGTTTAAGTATGGATCATAAATTTTGGTAAAAACAAGATTTAAAGTATTTTGGAAATTATACTCACGCTGTTTGACCAACGCGGCCTGTGTTCGCGAATATGTAGGTCCTGGAAACATAACTCTTCCTGTGCAATATGCACTAATATAGTCTATTTGTTTGTACTCACCTAATCTAGAAGCTATATGATCGCCCACAAATTCTCTTAAATCTTTTCTATCATCATCATCGTCTTTGGTTCTTGGAAAATTATCTAAAAGCTCTTTGCTTAGTTTTGTGTTGTCATATCTGTCTAGTATATTTACCCAATCACATTGATCAAATAAAGCTCTAACATTTTGCTGTATCACGTTATTGTAAATAGTTCGAGCCGCAAAATTTGCAAACTCCCACGAGCTATTGAATTTTGAGATACTTTCAAATATAGAATTATTTTTAATTAACATTCCAAAACCTTCAGAACTTTTAATTTTTTCGTCCACGTAACTCAATAAGCTTTTGCCGTCAAACTTAGCAAATCTATCGACCGATAAATATCCCTTGAAACTAAGACTTGAAAAATCAAATTCATGTGCACCATGCAAAAAGAGGTGAAAACTAATATCATCTTGGTTCCATTTTATACTTTCTCCGGATATTCGTGAAACTAACACATCGTCTTCGAACTCAACTTCTGCCGTCGTATTCCAACACTTGTCTGCTGTGTGACGCGAGGGTGCAAATAAAGGTCTGTTAGCTATGATAACTCCTTTTGTACTACTTGCCCTCGTGGCTAGCGGGGGATAGAACAGTGCTTTATCCAAATCTTCGTCTTTAAGGTACTTGGCCAATGTGTCGCGAGAGATCCCCTCGACTTCGTAAACTGGTAAAGCTAACATAGTTAAACTTTTATCATCCAAAATTTTATTATTAAGACTCGCCATAGTAATCAACAAATTGTTGAAATTTCCACCCATGGTAATTTGATTTGTAGGAAGAAAATCTGTGAGAACTTGATAATGTTTTTTCCACGAGCCCATGGATGCATCCATCAACAAAGCCAGATCATCTTCAGGATCAACTGCAACAGCTGGGATATTTAACTCGCTCCCAAGGAGCATCTGTTCCCCCTCCCTCCTCAAACCATCAATACCCGGGCGTGGGAAGTGGAAAGATCCGTACGGGTTTACTTGGATCAAATCACACGCAATCTCTTCGGAGTCTTCGCAATTGTGTGCCCGGTTCAGCAGCTTTAGCGGCCATTCAACCATCAAACGGTTTTCTTCACTTTCATCCTTTTCTTCTAATAATTCTTGAAATTGTCTTGGTATATTTGGATTCTCATAAGCTATTGCATGATCGTCATCTTTAAAAGGATCATCCTGTGTTATGATACGTTGATCATAAAGTTCATTGTCAATTTGGGAATAAAAACTATTCCATGGATTTTGAATAGGCTTTGGAAAATATAAATTATTCAGATGAAGGATGCGATCACTCTTATCCCCA